GACGGAGATGCACTTGCTAAATTCATAGACTATGGGCATCTGAATAATCCAAACGAGAAACTTTATTCAGAAAACGATATCCGAGAAATGATAGACATGATGCCGACTGTTGATGCAGTGCCTGTTAGACATGGACACTATGTTGGCGAGGCAGACGGATACGCAAATGGCGAATTAGTATATGATGTTTGGAAGTGTTCAGAATGTGGATGTGTATTTGAAGATGATTACGAAAAACCAACATATAACTACTGCCCTAACTGCGGCGCAAATATGAGAGAGGTGGAGAAATGAAATTAGAAATTGATATAGACGAAAAAGAGTTTGGAATAGATATAGAAAATAAGTTTCAAGATTTTTTCAAAAGATTACAAGCTGAAATACAAAGCCGTTTAATTTCAAATGACACATTAGTATGCGGAGTTTATGAATTGGAAACCATAGAAATGTTTTTGACCGCATTTAAAAATGCCACGATAGAGCAAGAGCCAAAGAAAGGACATTGGCGTAAAATTCATTGGAAAGCGTTTAGATGTTCCGAATGTAAGAGATTGAGTGAATTTTGTACGGATTTCTGCCCGAATTGTGGAGCATATATGAGAGGCGAAGAAGAATGAGCAATATTAAATTTTACATTCCAAAGAGTGAGACGATTCCAACAGACTTGCGACTTTATGTCGGAGAAAACTATATTAAGTATGAGCGTACTGATAAAGGATTTTTGTTTAAAACGCTTATCGACAATGAAGATGAGGCAATTAATGTGGTGCAACAAATCGTCAACAAGATGAAATCAGAACATGATGAATCAGAGCATGGAGTATCATGGCGCACTGTTTCTTTAGCTATTGTCCCACAAGACGAAAGATACAAAATTGGGGCATGGGTCGAATGGAAATATCGAGTTCGTGATTCGTATTGAAAGAGGAGACAGTATGAGATTGATTGATGCAGACAAATTGATTGATTACACAGACGATAGATATTCATGGCACGAGATTGGAAGAAGAGACCGAGACGAAATTGTGTGGGCTATTGAATCTGCGCCGACAGTTGAAGCAGAACCCGTTAAGCACGGAAGATGGAAGTATGACGGAAATGGCATGGACTGGAACATACCGGCATGGATATGTTCAGAATGTGGTTTTAGAAATGATATGATACCTACACTTGTAAAGGGTGTAAATGGAATAGTAGAGTTTCAAAACCCTATGTCATGGTCTGGCAGTAAGTATTGTGCTAATTGTGGGGCAAGGATGGATGCAGAATGAAATATTGCGTAGAAGCGAATTTGAAATTTGATATCAATGTAGAAGCAGACAGCGAGGAAGAAGCAATGAGAAAAGTGGAAGATGAGGTTTACGAAAATGGCAGATATTTGGAAATGTCACCGTTCGATTGCTATTATAAATGGTATTTCCGAATAAAAGATGAATAAGGTAGAAAGGAAAGAAGAATGAAAGGACGCAGCTGTGAGAAATGTGAGTTTGCCAAGGTTGTGCCTGGCGAGTACATAGAATGTGTGCGATTGCATTGCTTAATGGATTGGAGGTACTGGCACAACGAAACACCAGATGATTGCCCGATAGAAAAGAGGAAAGAGGAATAAATACATGGCTGGAATTGATACTATGGTAACTTCAGATGAAAGATATAAACTAACTTTTTATACAAATGATTTTGGGGAATATAAAGCAGTGGAAGAGTTTTGTAAAAGGATAATAGATTCAAGACAAGAAAGGAGAAGCAAAAATGGATATTGAAATAAAAGATTCGACAATTGAAGATTTATCGTATTATGCAAAAATGATTTTTGATGAAATGGAAGCGCGATATGACGATTTATCTGCACTGTATGGGGCACTTCATGATGACTATAATGAATTGCAAGAAAAGTATGAGGACTTAAAGCAAGAAGAATCAGAACCACAATATGACTACAAAGCATATAATGAAGGCTTTGAAAACGGCGAATATAGTATGCAGAAGAAGGCATACAAAATTTGTGAATATTGGAACGATAATAATACAGCCGCTTTAATTGCGTTGTTCGACGGTATGGTGCTGTCACAAATATTTGAAGATATAGAAACGGCATATAATAAAATCGCTGAATATGAAAGGAAGGAAAAAGAAATCAAGGTTGGAGATGAAGTTGTTGATTGTGATGGAACTAAGTATGTTGTCAGGTTCTTAAATGATAGTTATGTAGATGCATTGGCATATAATGGGGTATCAGTGGAATGTGATTATGCAGATGTATCAAAAACGGGTAAACACTATCCGTTGGAAGAAATGTTAAAGGAGTTGAAATAAATGAAACCAACGAATGAAGAAGTGTATGATGCATTAATCACATTGAAAAATCTTTGTTCTGAAATCGGAGATTGCCTAAATTGTCCATTGCATATGGAGAGCTTTAAATCTTGTGGATTGATGGAATACACGCCAAACGAATGGGAAATCAACGGAGTCAGTGATTGGAAAGCATTTGAATAGAAAGGAAGAAGTTATGTCACAGTGCGAAAGAATTTTGAAGTATATGAATGAGCATGGTAGTATAACAACACTTGAAGCGTTTATTGATATGGGTATTACCAGATTATCAGGTAGAATCCATGACCTACGGCAAAAGGGGTACAATATAAAATCAGAGTGGATTGATGTAACGAACAGATATGGCGAAACAGTTACGTGTTGTAAATATTATATAGCAGACGAATAGACGGTGAGAAAGCCGTTTATTTTTTTGAAAAAAGATAAAAAAAATTTGACAAACAATAAAATTATGTTTATAATATAAGTAGAAAGAAAGATAAAGGAGAAAGACAAAATGACAATAAAACAAATTAAAGAAGATTACAAAAATTATAGAGTTAGAGGAAGTAACGAAAAGAACAGCTTTGTAGTATACAACTACAAAGACGGAAATGGAAAAGTAGTTATAGTTGTAAACAGACATAAAAGCCGTTACATTGGAGGATATGTTACGCAAGTGGTTAGAGTGGATGACGGAAAAGAATTGATTGAAGATGGTTGGTGTAGACCATGTGATAATTTGGATGATGCCATTGATGTAGCTGGAGAAATGATGACGGAGTAGGCGAAAAACCGGAAGTGAGGCGATAACACTTCAACACCGGTTTTATAAGAGGAGGAAAGAAAATGGCAAAAAAATATCCAGCAAAGTATATAGGATGTGCACATGATGGTTGGGAACATACATACTTATATTATGAATATAAAGGGTATGAGTATGAGGTCGAAAAGTCTAATAATGGATATATGGAACTTCCGTTATGTATGCAACACAAAATAGAACAAGAAAAAATAGATGAAATGATAAAAGAGAAAAGTAAGCCAAAGAAGATTAAAGAATGGAAATATGAAGGCTCAGCTCAAGAAGGCTTTGATATATTTTGGGAATATGTAAATCAAGAGTGAGGCAATGAAAGGAGAAACATATGACAAATTATGAAATCTTAATGCTAGCACATATAGCTTTGTTGGGAATCTGGAGCAAAGCATATGACAAAAAGTTGGAAAATCAAAACGAGCAAACGATAGCCGAAGAAAGAGAGCTACGCAAAAAGCTTGATGAACTAAACGTTTTAATTCATAAAGAGGAGGCAGAAATTTATGAATGACAATTTGTTGGATAGGACTTTTAGTTAACGAACAATGCAGATAAGGCATATGCCGAGAAAGGATTTAAAATGTTTTATCAGCCTGATTTACTTGATTGTTTGAATAAAGATAGAAAGGTTAAACGAATAAAATATGATGAGGCTAGACCTTTCATAATGAATATACACTATGCGAGAAGGATGCCTTGCATACAATACGCTTTCGGTCTTGTAGAAGATAACAAATTAATTGGAGTTGTCACTTATGGACAGCCTGCTAGTCCTAGCTTGTGTAAAGGTATAGCAGGGGATGAGAATAGTAAAAATGTACTTGAATTAAACAGGCTTGTTTTACTTCCTAAATATGGTGGTAACAACAACGCAAGTTACTTGGTTTCTCACAGTCTTAAACAATTACCATGTTATACATTTGTTGTGTCTTACGCTGACTATGGTGGCTGGGGTCATGTTGGATATGTATATCAAGCAACAAATTTTTTATACACAGGCATGACAAAACAGAGAACGGATGTGTACTGTGATGGTTCCCACTCAAGGCATTATGATAAAGATGAGAGCAGAAGACAAATCCGTACATCCAAACATAGGTATATATATTTAGTTGGCAACAAGCGTCAAAAGAAACAAATGCTTAAAGAGTTGAATTATCCGATTATACGCAATTATCCAAAAGGGGATGAAAAGCACTATGATGTTGACAATCCAGTACCATTAATGGACACGAAAAAAATTATCAATTTTTATTAATTTGGAACCAAAATATAAGCTTTAATAAGGAGGGTTGTTGCAATTTAAAAATATGACGATATATGGTAAACTAATGGAAAGAGGGATATATGCCATTGAGACAATCTGCCAGTAATAATGTATAACTTATGGGAGGATGAATGAAGTTAAACATAGAATATTTACCAACAACTGAGCTAAAGACTTATGCAAATAATGCAAAAATCCATACAACCGAACAAATTGAGCAAATAAAGAAATCTATTCAAGAATTTGGATTCAACGACCCAATTGCAGTATGGAAAGATAACGAAATAATCGAGGGGCATGGACGATTGATGGCTGCGTTGGAGTTGGGGATAGAAGAATTACCTATAATTCGTTTAGACAATTTAACAGATGAGCAAAGAAAAGCGTATACACTTGTTCATAATAAGCTAACAATGAATACAGATTTTGATTTCGATATATTGAATATCGAATTGGATGATATTGTGGATTTTGATATGTCAGAGTATGGATTCAATTTAGAAATTGAAGAAGAAGGTCCAATTGAAGCAGTTGAAGATAATTATGAGACGATAGATGTAGAATCAAGGTGTAAGACCGGCGATATTTGGCAACTCGGTAACCATCGTTTGATTTGTGGCGATAGCACTGATGCTAATGTTATCGGCAAACTGATGGACGGTCAAAAAGCAAAGATTCTTTTTACATCTCCACCATATTCTGACATTAGAGAATATAATAATGACAAAGATTTGTCTGTGGAGAATGTCGCACATTTTATTGGCGCATGCAGACCATATACAGATTATCAATGTGTAAACCTTGGAATACAAAGAAAAAATCACGAAATTGTCCAATATTGGGATGAATATATAAAACAAGCAAAAGAAGCAGGATATAAATTGATGGCATGGAATGTATGGGATAAAACTATGGCAGGAAGTATTGGGCAACAATCCGCATTTTTCCCGATTCGACATGAATGGATTTTTGTATTTGGTACAGAATTTTTTGAAATTAATGAAACATGGGAGAAAAAAGAAAAAAGTATAAATCGAAAAACTACAACAAGAACAGTGCGTCAACCTGACGGAAAAACCAAACGTTCAACAATTGGTGCTACAACAAACAAATACAAGCAAATGGAATCAGTTGTTTCGATATGTTCTGAAACAGGGAAAATAAGAGCGTTACATCCTGCAACGTTTCCTGTCGCTTTACCATCAGAATATATTAAATCTATGACAGATGAAAATGATATTATAATTGAACCTTTTGGTGGTAGTGGAACAACAATGATTGCTTGTGAACAGCTAAACAGAAAATGTTATGTTTGCGAACTTGATGAATCGTATTGTGATGTAATAATAGATAGATGGGAAAAGTTTACTGGACAGAAGGCGGTAAAAATAAATGGATAAAATGAGAAAAAAACACATTGATGAGATGGACAGAATCAGGCGGGCTATAAACAATACGGAATCCGAGTTTTTAAAAAGAGATTATTTAAAAGCGTTGAATCAAATGCAGAAAGATTTATTTGAATATGACATGTACAGATCGCAATATAGCAGACAATCTTGAAAAACTAAAGGAACAAATGTATCAAACAGAAGACAGGCGCGAGAAACACAAATTGTATATTCATATTCAAGAACTAAGAAAAGTGTACAGACGGCTAACAGGGAGGAACTATAAATGGAATCAGATAAAAGGCAGACGGAAAAACAAAATCGGAGTAAAGATTTATGAATGAGCAGAATCTAAAGCCGTTTGGTGAACGAACAAAGAAAGAACAACGAGAAATACAGCAAAAAGGTGGAAAGGCATCAGCTGAAGCAAGACGCAAAAAGCGAGATTTACGGCTGGCATTGGAAATGCTACTAGAAAAAGAATACACAGACAATCAAGGAAAAACTATAACAGGCACTGAAGCTATAACGGCTAAACTGTTTCAACAAGCTATGAAAGGGAATATCAGGGCCTTTGAAACTATAAGAAGTACAGTCGGACAAGATCCAGTGCAGAAAGTTGAGCACGTTAATATTTCAGATGAAACGAGAGAACAGATTGAGAGATTCTTGAATGATGAATCAGAGGATGTTGGTATTAAACAAAGTAAAGAATAGGCCTGTTGATTTAGCATATGCGTTAGGGTTTAATTTATTGACGAATGTGCATAACGAATGGATCAAAGATATGTTTACAGGCAAGGAAGACAGAACACTACAGGCTCACCGTGGTTCGTATAAGACTACGTGCGTGTCTGTAGTTTTACTTATGCTCATTATTTTTAAGCCAAACAAAAGAGTTGCTTTTATTCGTAAAAGTGATTCGGCCGTAAAAGAAATCATAGCTCAGGTTGGAAAGATGCTTAAATCTGAATTTATTAGTGAATTGGTTAGAATTGTTTGGGGAGTGGATCTCGTTATAACAAAAGAGAATCAGGTGGAGATTTCAACGAACCTAACAAATGACCCGAGAGGGAGCAGTCAGTTAATTGGCATGGGTATCAAGGGCGGTATCACAGGTAAGCATTACGATTATATATTCACTGATGATATTGTTACGCTTGATGATAGATTGTCACGAGCAGAAAGAGAACGAACAAAGGCAATATATAGAGAGCTTCAAAATATCAGGAACAGAGGTGGGCGGATCTATAACACAGGTACGCCGTGGAGTCGTGACGACTGCTTCACTATTATGCCGAACATAGTCAGATGGACGTATAAAGACACAGGTTTAATTTCTGAGGATGAAATAGAAGAATTAAAGGAAAGCATGACGGCTAGTTTATTTGCGGCCAACTATGAGTTGAAACATATAGCAGATGAGGATGTTATCTTCGACAATCCAAAAGTTGGAGCAGATATTGAATTAGCTAGGGGTGGTTATGACCATTTAGATTCAGCATACTATGGAGAAGATTACAGTGCATACACAGCGATAAATATACATAATGGCAAATGGTATGTATATGGAAGATGCTGGCGTAAGCACGTGGATGATATATTGGAACGGATTGTAGAATTACATAATGACATGAGGTGTCAGAAACTACACAACGAGTTGAATGCAGACAAAGGATATGTGGCAAAGGAATTGCGTAAACGCGGTGTGAAGGTCGCAACTTACACAGAAACGCAAAACAAATACATCAAGATCACATCCTATTTGAAATTTGAATGGAAGGATGTTGTGTTTGTAAATGGTACAGACAAAGAATATATTGACATGATTTGTGACTATAATGAGAATGCAGAGCATGATGATTCGGCAGACAGTTTGGCCTCATTAATCCGTATCTATCAAAAGAAAAAGCAAAGACAAGTTGAGTCAATTAAGGTATAATTAATCTATGGAGGTATGGACATGAAAACATATCAGGACTTGCGGGCGTTGAGAAATCGGGAAGTATCAGAAGCAACCATCATTGAGTTTGTTCGTTCGGTTATTAATGATTACGAAAGTACGGAAGATTACGGAAATGCACGAGTAGCATACGAATATTACAAACATAAGAACGTTACTATCAATGAATATAAGAAACTGTTGTACAGAGTTACAGGTGAAGCAGTGTTGGATACATATTCGCCAAACTATAAACTAGCAAGCAGATTCTTTTACAGATTCGTAACACAGGAGAACCAATATTTATTAGGCAACGGAGCTACATTTGGTGATGAATCAACTTCGTTGAAGTTAGGAAAAGACTTTGATAACAGACTGCAGGAGCTGGGGAAACATTCTTTGATAGCTGGTGTAGCGTATGGGTTCTTTAATCTTGATCATATAGATATGTTTGATGCATTAGAGTTCGCTCCATTGTTTGACGAGAACACAGGAGCATTAAGAGCTGGAGTCAGGTTCTGGCAGATTGATGGAACGAAGCCATTAAGAGCAACGCTGTATGAGGAAGATGGATATACAGATTACATATGGCGTAAACGTGATGGAGAGAAAAAGGATTATCTCGGACAGGTATTGAATGAGAAAAGGCCTTATATCGTATCTGTACAGATTTCGGAAGCAGATGGAATTGAAATAGTTGATGGCACTAATTATCCGAGCTTTCCGATTATTCCATTATATGCAAACGACAATAAGCAATCCGAATTGGTCGGACTGAGGGCACAGATAGATGCATACGATTTGATCAAGAGTGGGTTCTGCAACACAGTTGATGAAGCTAGTTTGATTTACTGGATTGTAAACAATGCAGGTGGTATGGATGAGGTTGACCTTGCCAAGTTCTTAAATCAAATTAGAACGGTTCATGCGGCCGTTGTAGAAGATGATGGAGCGACAGCAGAAGCACATACAATGGACATTCCGTATGCTAGCAGGGAGGCCTTATTGGATAGACTGCGTTCCGATCTGTATGAAGATGCTATGGTTCTTGACACAAAGAACATAGCGAACGGAAATATCACAGCTACACAAATTAAGGCTTCATATAATCCTTTAGATCAAAAGACAGATTTATTTGAATACCAAGTGTTAGACTTTATTTACAGGTTATTCAAAGTTGCTGGCATTGAAGACGAAGTATCATTCACAAGGAATGTGATTACAAACACAAATGAATCTGTACAAGTGATATTACAATCAGCACAGTATTTATCGAGTGATTATATCACACAAAAGATTTTAACTTTATTAGGTGATGGTGATAAGGCACAGGAAGAAATTGATAAACTGAATAAATATAACTTTGATAGATTCACAAATGATGAACCAAAAAAGCCTGAGGAAGAACCAACGGAACAGCCTGCGGATGATGAAGAATAATGAGTGAGTATGGAAGCAACTATACAGATGAACATATTGTACTGATAAAGAAGAAGTTTGAAAAGGAATACAGGCAGGCTATAAACGAATTGGATGACAAGGCACGCAACTATTTCGAAAAGCATAAGGATGAAATAGATGGTATGCTTGAGAAGTTGGAGCGTAATGAAATCTCTGAGGAGTTTTACCAAAATTGGTTCATGAATAGGTTCGGGAGTGGCATATGGTATAATCAGCTGGCGGATGAGTTGGCAAACGATATGTTAACAATCAATGAGCGGTGTTGCGAGATTGCTAATAAGGAAATAATTGGAACGTATGCCGAGAATCTAGCATATGAAACATTCAAGATAGAGAAGGAACTTCAGATAGATACATCATTTGCTTTGGTAAAGGAAGGAACTGTAAGACAGTTGATCAAGGAAGATAGATTGCTGTTACCTTTGATGGAAATGAACAAGACAAAGGATATTGCGTGGAACATTAAGAATGTAAATAGTCAGGTGTTGCAGTCGGTATTACAGGGCGAGGATCTATTCCAACTAAGAGATAGGTTCAGAACGATAGCGCACATGAACATTAATGTAGCGTATTCGAGAGCAAGAACGGCTATGACTTGTGCTCAGAACATGGGTTCGTTGGATTCGATTGAGAGAGCTAAGGAATTAGGAATAAAAGTGAAGAAGCAGTGGATGGCAACGGCAGATGACAGAACTAGACCAACACATGTTCTTGTTGACGGAGAAACAAAAGAAACAGATGAACCATTCTCAAATGGATTAATGTTTCCAGGCGATCCAAGTGGCAGTCTTGATGAGGTTATGAATTGCAGGTGCGATATGTTATCAGTGGTTGATGACGATTTATCGGATATTGATTGGAGCATATGCTCTGAGAGAGTAAATGATACTGGCATGACATATGAGGATTGGAAGGCTGAAGCGGCCTTGCAAGTAGCTCAGGAGGAAAGTTGGTATGAGTAGTTATAAATTGATTGATAATACGCCCAAAGTATTTGCCGAATTAGACAAAAAAGAAAAGATGATACTGACGAAAGCAGGAATGGAAGTAACTAACCTTGCAAAGAAGTCTATTCATTCAGGTACGCCTGAGTCAACAGGTATTCCTAATTACAAGGGCGGTACTCTGAGGCAGTCTATCAATTATAAGCTAGGTATTCATCATGTAGTGTATGTAGGTTCTAATGTTCATTATGCAAAGTACAATGAGTTCGGGACTCGTAAATGGCCGAACCCAAGGAACAAGAACTTCCTGAGGAATGCTTGTCAGAATTATGCGGGCAGGTTTGTTATTGAAGCAACAAGAATATTGAAGGGCTAATAGCCCTTTATTTATTTTAAAAAATATTAAAATAGGTATTGACAATTATTAATTATATGATATAATAAAGATGTAAAAAGATAAAGGTTGCCAAGCCGAGGAGGAAAGAACATGAAAGTAAATATTTATATCGTAGGATACACATTTGACAGAGTTATAAGAGGAATAACCCTAAAAGAAAAAGAAAAGTTAGAAAAAGAATTAGAAAAAGCTGTTGAAGATAAAAAGATCAAATGTTATCAAATAGAGGAAATAGAGGAAGCCTAAAGGCTTCTTTTTTTATGCATTGTAAAAGTTATTTAGTATTGTTATAATAAATATAACCGAATAGCAAAGAAACGCTTACGAAGCACAGGAGGTATATACAATTGGCTTTAACGAGGAAATTTTTATCAGCTCTAGGAATTGAGCAAGATAAGGTGGATGAGATTGTACAGGCCCATGCTGAAACAGTGGATGCACTGAAGGACAAAATGGCTGAGTACAAAGAAAAAGCTGAACAATTTGATGCAGTGAACAGTGAGTTGCAAGAATTAAAAGGTAAGGAAAATCCTTTTGAAGAACAGTACAATTCTTTGAAAACTGAATTTGATCAATACAAAGAACGAGTACAGACAGAAAAGACTATTGCAAACAAAAAGTCACTGTATAAAGAATTATTGCGTGATTGCGGAGTATCCGAAAAACGATTGAACAGCATCTTGAAAGTTACCAACATGGATTCAGTTGAATTGAATGAAGATGGATCTATTAAAGATGCAGATACACTGAAGGAAACGATTCAGGAGGAATGGTCTGACTTTATTACACAAACAAAGAATGTGGGAGCAGACACAGAAACTCCACCTGCAAATGACGGCAGTAAGAAGTTTACTTCAAAAGAGGAAATCATGAAGATTAAGGATTCTACCGCTCGACAAAAAGCAATAATGGAGAACAAAGATTTATTTGGATATTAAAGGAGGAGAATCATGCCAAAAGCAGGATTAACAAAACAGGCAGACTTTAGCCAGTTGACGGCACGTGAAGTCGATTTTGTTACACGTTTTACCGATAACTGGGAAGCCTTACAAACAATTTTAGGTATTACAAGACCAATCAAAAAAGAAGCAGGAACAAGATTAGTATCTTACAAAGCTAAAATGGTATCAGATGGCTTGCAGGGCGGAGCTTCAGTTGGTGAGGGTGAAGAGATCCCTTACACTGAATTTGGCGTAGATCCAGTAGCATATGGTGATGTTGCTATTGAGAAATATGCTAAAGCAGTTTCTATTGAAGCAGTAGCAAAATACGGCCCTGAAGTTGCAGTTCAAAAAACAGATGATCAGTTCCTTGTTGAACTTCAGAATGTTGTACTTACTAGATTCTACACATTCTTAAAGACTGGTTCGTTAACATTTACGCAGACTACTTGGCAGAAAGCCTTAGCTAGAGCAAAGGGATATGTTTTAGAAAAGTTTGCTGGAATGCGAAAGACGGTAACTGATGTAGTTGGATTCGCAAACATTAATGATTTGTATGGTTATTTAGGAACAGCTGAAATTACAATTCAGACCGCATTTGGTTTGACATATGTACAGAACTTTATGGGATATAGTACGTTGTTCTTATGCCCTGACATTGACATTCCGCAGGGAACGGTTATTGCAGTACCAATTGAGAACATTGATATGTACTATGTAGATCCGAGTGATTCGGCATATGCACAGTTAGGACTGCAATATACTACTCAGGGCGAAACTAACCTGATCGGCTTCCACGCTGAAGGTGATTACAAGCACGCAGTAGGAGAAGTATTCGCTTTAATGGGAATTACATTGTGGGCCGAATACTTGGATGGAATCGCAGTAGCAACAGTAGGAAGCGAAGATACAACGCCAACAGGAGCGTAGGCTTTAAATGTATAGAGTAGTGGAAATGTTCACCGATTTACAGGACAATAATTTTAAATATGAAGTCGGTTCAACCTTTCCTCGAAAAGGGAAAAGAGTAACGAAAAAAAGATTGCAAGAGTTGTCAACGGTGAACAATAAACGTAAAACAATCTTAATTGAAGAAGTAGAAGATAAGGAGGAATAGCGGATGAATGTACTGTCAGAATTATGCGCGCATTGTCGCAATTGGTTTGAATCTGAAAAAGTTATGGATTCATATGTTATCAACAATGGCGAGATAAACCTTTCCAAGCTGGATGTGCATGACGGGCAGTACATCCGCATTGTTGGTAGTGTCTTTAATGACGGCGTATATAAATATCCAACAACAGATTTGAAGGATGAAACATTTATCGGTTCTGTTTGGTTGTTAAAGATACCGCCTGAATTCCTTGAACTTGTCGAAGAAATTACAAAATGGAATCAGACCTATGGAACGGTGATTGATAGTCCTTATACTTCAGAGAGTTTTGGTGGATATTCATACACTAAAGCTAGTGGAGCAAATGGGAATGCTGTTTCATGGAAGGATTCATTTAGAAGTCGGCTCAACAGATGGAGGAAGTTATGACCTCATTATTAGATCAAGCGTTTGAAGAATGTGTTTTCATCAATAAAGTAAAAGAAGATGACGGATACGGAGGATATATTGATACGTATTCAGAAGGCGTTGCTGTAGAATGTGCAATTACGTTTAATACGTCACTGGAAGCACGTACTGCAGAAAAGCAAGGTGTCACGAGCCTTTATACAATTACGACCAAGAAAGATGTAATACTTGAGTATCATGATATTATCAAAAGAAGACAAGACGGAAAGATATTTAGAATTACATCAGATGGTGACGATAGTGCAACGCCTGCATCTGCAAGCCTCAATATGAGGCAGTGCACTGCGGAGGAGTTTAGCTTAAATGGATAGCTGGCAAGCGCAAGACGCATTTTGGAACTCTTTTGGAATACCTGCATTTGAGGAATCAACGGTGCCTGAAGAAGTAAAAATGCCATATATAACATATTCTGCGGAATATGGATTCTTTGAAGTAGAAACACAGCTAACTGCTAGCATTTGGTACGAAGGAAGATCATGGCGTGATATATCCAAGAAGGCGACTGAGATTCGTGATAGAATTGTTTCTTTACAAGGAAGCGCGATCAAGGTGGACAATGGGTATTTAAGATTGTTCATTCCTACCGTTCCATTTGCACAGCGTATGGCGGACGAAGATGAAAACACAAGAAGAATAGTCATTAATATTGGAGCCGAATTTATGACACATTAATAATTGGAGGATTTGTATGGGAACTTATACGGTAATCCCTGAAGATACATTTCAGGCGTTGCAGTTGGATGCTGGCGTTCTTTTAAAGACTTTCGATCCAGCACAGCCAAGTATTACAGATGCAAACATCATTTGTGCTACCACTGGTGGTATCAACCCTACCTGCGTTCCGAGTTATTCGGATTTAGGGGAAGATGTGGATAACTGCCCTGTAAACATGAAAGAGTTGAAGCATTTGGATAGTTGGGAATGCAAGATGGCATTCACTTCATTAGGTACGAGTGCTGAACTGATTCGTATGTCTTTGGGAGCGGCGGATGTTACTGCGGAGAGCGGAATGATTGTTCCGCGTAAGGATCTGAAGCAAACAGACTTTTCAGATGTATGGTGGGTTGGCGATAAAGCTAATGGAGGATTTGTAGCTTGCCAACTAAAGAACGCATTAAGTACATCAGGATTCAGTTTGCAAACAACTAAGAATGGAAAAGGACAGATTGCAGTAGAGTTAACAGGCCACGTTTCTATCAATGAACAGAGCGTGATGCCTATGGTATTCTATTCAATTGATCCTGAAGATACAGGAGCATAACTATGAGATTGTCGGACATTAAAGGAGAACAGGCCCTTGATGTATTAGCTGATCTGCTAGAACCTATTCAAGAAATTATGGCTGATGATAAAGCCAAGCAATTGTTTAAGGGTGGAAGCGAAGGTATGATCAAGGCAAGCCGTTACCTTTTAAAAGAACATAAAAAAGAGGTCATTGAAATTATGGCAATTACAGAGTTGAAGACAGTGGAGGAATATACGGAACAAATGTCTGTTATTTCTTTACCGATTAAATTGCTAGAGATATTGAATGACCCTGAATTACAATCGCTTTTTACCTCACTGAGTCAGAACGAGGACGCCGACAACTTTGGCTCAGTTTCGGAAGTTACAGAGGCCCTAAGCGAATAAAGACTTTTCTGCGGTATGTCATTTCACGCATTCAGATGGAACGGCGTGAGGAGGTGTACCGCATTTATATTAGTGATAGCATGAGAGCGATTATGGAATCAATTGGAGTTTCTGTACATGATAGGTATGTTGATCTTGCAAATGTGAAGAACATGGCAAGGAACGTATCTGAACCAAAAGAGTCGGCAGAAGACATAATTGCTAGGATGAAAAAGAAGATGGAGGATTTGCAATGAATGTATTTGATTTAGTTGCAAAAATCTCAGTTGATGATACAAAGTTTAAAACAGGCTTAACAAAGTTAAGGGATGAATTGAAGTCAGTAGGCCCGCAAACTGGGAACATGGTTCAGCAGGTAGGCGCAAAAATGCAGATTCTTGGAAAAGCATTTATGCCTGTATCAATGATTGCAGGAGCTATGTTAGTGCCAGCCGTTAAGGGAGCTATGGATTTTGAGGATCAGATAGCAAAGGTGAGAACTTTAGTTGATGAAACAAAGTACAATACTGATGGTTTAGCTGATACGTTCATAAAGTTATCAAATGAATCAGGGCGAAGTACAGCAGAGCTGGCGGAGGCAGGCTATCAAGCATTATCGGCTGGCGTGAAGTTTGATCAGATGAACGACTTCCTTCAAACAGCTGTTAACTTGTCTAAGGTAGGTTTTACAGAAACGGCAACGGCGGTTGACGTGTTAACGACTTCAATCAATGCGTATGGAGATAAAGCCTTGACTGCTGAGGAGTATGCGAATAGGTTGGTGCTTACGCAAAACAAAGGTAAAACGACAGTTGATGAACTCGCAGCCAGTATGGGTAGAGTAATTCCTACTGCGGCAGGTTTGGGAGTTAGCTTTGATAATTTGGCGACCGCATATGTAGCGTTAACTTCGCAAGGTATGAGTACTCGTATTAGTACTACATATTTAAATGCATTGTTGCAGGAATTGGGAAAAACAGGAAGCACAGTATCGGACGTATTGTACAATCAGACTGGTAAATCATTTACGGATTTGATGAATGAAGGAAATTCGTTGGGCGATATTATTTCCATGTTAGGACTTGAATCGGCAGGGTTATCGGATAAAATGAAGCAATTGACGGATTCAGGAATGGAACCTGCGGAAGCGTTGGAACAGCTGGCGGCTAGTGGAGATGCAAATGCAGTTGCGTTTATGAATATGTTCGGTTCAAGTACGGCCGCTTCAGCCGCTTTATCTTTGTTGAATTATGGAGCGGATGAGTTTAATAACACAATGAACGAGATGGCAGATTCTGATTCAGTTATGGCCGAGGCTTTGGAAAAGTTAAATACTAATGGAGCAAAACTTAGAAAAACCTTGAACGAGCTTAAGAATTTATTCTTAGTTATTGGTTCAAACGCGTTGGATGTATTAGCACCAGCCATTGAATCGGTGGGAAACTTTATTGGAGATTTGGTTGTAAAGTTTACAGAAGCACCAAAAGGAGTGCAGAAGTTTATATCAGTGGTTTTGATGATTGCCACAGCAATAGGGCCTGTGCTTTTATTAGGTGGAAAATTAATGACTGTTATTGGTGGAATACCTGGAAAGTTTAGTGTAGTTAGCGGAGCCATTAGTTCAGTGGTTGAATCATTCCAAATATTAGGTATGGCTACAATCGGGCCAATACTGGCGGTGGTTGCGGCAATAGCTGGAATCATAGCTATACTAGTTCACGCCTACAATACAAATGAAGAGTTTAGGGATAAAGTCAATGCTGTTTGGCAACACATAAAAAGTAAAGTTATGGAGGCGATCAAAACTATCTCCAGTTATTGGGACTTCATTGCAGGAACTATGGGAGATAATTGGAAGAAAATTGCTGTGGATGTAATGCCTATCATAGACGGACTGGTACAGTTTATAGACGGGGCAATTCAAACGATAATGCCAATTGTTTCTGCCGTATTGGACTACATACAAACATATATATCTACATTTATATCCGTCATAACTGGAATTATTCAAGTAGGTATGGCATTGATTTCTGGCGATTGGGATACAGCATGGCAAGCTATACAAAATCTAGTAAACAAAGTGATTAATGGGATTTTGAATATTGTAAGTAGTACCTTAAATGTTATCGGTTCGGTAGTGCAGGTGGCTTTCAATTTAATGTTATCTATAATATCAACTGTGCTAAGTTCAATATGGAGCGTTATTACGTCTGTTTGGAACGGCATATTAACTACGATTTCAAACGTTGTGAATAATATTAAGACTTCTGTTCAGAACAAATTTAACAGCATTAAGTCGGCTATTTCAAACGTTGTTAACAGCATTAAAACCGTCGTGGGCAATGCGTTCAATGCGGCGAAAACAGCTATGACACAGCCTATTGAAACTGCTAAGAATACGATTAAAGGAATCGTAGACAAAATCAAAGGATTGTTCCCAATAAGTATCACGAAGGCATTCAATTTGCCTAAGCTACCATCAATTTCAATCTCTCAAGGAAAGAAAAAAGTAGGTCCTGTGGAAGTACCATATCCAATTTTATCTTGGAACGCCAAAGCTATGGCGAGTGGTCTTTTATTGAACGGAGCTACAATCTTTGGTATGAATGGCAATAGATTGTTAGGTGGAGGAGAAGCAGGCCCTGAGTTGGTTGTCGGTAAGAACAATTTAATGCGCATGATCAGTGAAGCTCAAGGTGGCGGAATATCGGATGAGGCTATGGCTTCAATGCTACAGTTCATGGCTAGCAATCTATCTGAGGAAGCAATCACAAGGGCATTTGTAAAAGGTGCTAGTCAGATTGATTGGCAATTAATCGTTAATAATAGAGAGTTCGGAAGAGCCGTAAAGGCGGTGATTTAATTGTTTGAACATTTAATACACGTTAATTCAAAAGGAGAATCCCTTGACTTCTATGAGTTAGGGATTTTCCAAAATTACAATGATTTACGCGACTACGAATGGGAGTATTCAGAAGTTGGAAACAGAATTAAGAACTTTCGGAAAAAGCCTGTACAAAAGACAGTTCCGTATATATTCATTGTTGATGAAGAAAAAGCCGTTGAAATTGTAAATAAGTTCCATGAGCATTTTGATATTGACATAGTTAGAAAAACTAAAGGCTATTTCAAGATAGGCGAATGGAGATTGTATTGTTATTGCGAGGGAATGAACTTTGATGATTATTTAAAGCTGAATGGTTACTTGAAAATAACCTGCAAATATATAAGTGATGAACCGAACTGGCGAAAGGAACAGAAAGCCAGCTTCAAGCCACAAGAGCAAGGCGACTATGACTTTTTAGATTTTTACAGTTCGAAAGCTGAACCAAAGGTGTATGGCGGTGATTATCCTTTCGATTTCACAGGGAGAACGGCTGGACGAGCTTCATTTGTGGTAGACCATTTTGCAGACTGCGATTTTAAAATGACTATTTACGGCCCTGCAATTTATCCGAGGGTATTGATTGAAGATACGGTTTATCAGGTGTACACAACGCTTGCGACAAACGAGTATCTTGTCGTTGATTCTAAAAACAAGCAAGTATATAAGTATTCAGTAAATGGGTATAGAACTAACTGCTTTGATTTGAGAAACAAAACGAACAGTATATTTACTAAAATATCAGGTGGTTCGCATTCAGCAATATGGGATGGAAGTTTTGGATTTGAAATCAGTTTTTACATTGAAAGGAGCACGCCGACATGGAATTTATTTTGACAGACAAATTCAGGCGTGAGCAAATGGTTCTGAATGCTTTACAGATTGACATATCAATTCATTATGAAGATTGCGACGCAGATAATAATACGTTCTCTGTACAAATTGAGCCTGATGTTTATGACGCGAGCTGGATGAACAGTGGTTGTGTTATCTTTTCGCCGAATGAAGAATTTGGTGGAGAGGTAGGAGTTATAGGTTCGAACACTGAAGAAAATGTAGTCATTCTTGAAGGCGATACATGGCGTGGGAAGTTGAGAAAAAAAGTTATCAGTCCACCGAATGGCGAAGCATACAAAATTGTTAGTGGTGATGTGAATGCCATCATAAAAGATTTGGTTGATCCTTGTTACAGCGGTGTTATGAAAGGAACTTCACTGCCTGCGGATGTATCCGTAACTAATTATCAGTTTGACAGATACTGCACGCTATTGGATGGAATAAACAAGATGCTGAGGTCAGTGAATCGTAAATTGCACATCCGATATGTTCAGGGAGAACAGGGTAAGAATGGTTATTGTGAAGTATCGTCAAGTCCAATTGTGGACTTTACGGAAACGCTTGAAATTTCGCAAGATACAGATATGAACACGTTAAAATTCGTTACGTCAAATAAAATGAATGGTATTAATCATTTGATATGTTTAGGAACAGGCGAATTGACTGAACGAATGGTGGTTCATTTGTATGTTGATCAAAACGGTAATATATCACAAAGAAGAACGTTCACTGGCAACGAGGATCGGACAGAGGTTTATGATTATCCATCTGTTCAGGACAAACAAGAATTGATTGACGGTGGCATTAAGAGATTACAGGAAGTAATGAACTCACAGTCTTTCGGCTTTGACGCTGACGATCTTGATTTGAGCGTAGATATATCAGACATAGTTGGCGGTAAAGATTACATCACAGGATTTCAGGCTTCAAAGCCTGTTGTAAAGAAGATATATAGAATGGATATGGATGGTGTTGAAACAGTGCAGTATGAATTGGAAGGAGAGTACTCATAATGAACATTGTTACAGGGTTTAGGAATGAGCCTCATGTTACAGCAGAAGATATGCGAGTGCTTATTCGCTCGGTGTATGGAAATAGTTCAGCTATAACAGCAATTGGACAAAAGTTAGAACCCGAACTGATTTCAAACAATGAAGTACGAATACATGATGGAGCAATCGTACAGCAGGGATGTTTTGGACGAATCGAGGCAAACACTTATGAAGTCATGACCATTGACAATGGTAGCCAAGACATGAACCGTATAGATTTGATTGTCAGCAGATATGAAATGAATGCCGATACAGGTATTGAATCTATGACATTGAAATTAATCAAAGGTGAGGAAACAGAAGGAACGCCTATTGTTCCAAGTCATGTATCGGGAAGCATTGAGGATGGAGATTTGATTGATGAATTTCCTTTGTTTCAGATTAATTTGCAAGGAATAACCGTTACTGGTGTAGATAGATTGGCGGAGCCTGTACAAACCGTATATGCGGGAGGATTAATCGGGACTGAGGAATTGACTACGGAAGCGCAAACATTGACTGGAGCTATTAATGAACTCGATAAGGCTGAGGTACTTACATCAGACATGATTTGGGACAACACATACACTAATGCTTCACAGCCGAGGGAGCAGAAGTGTATGAAGATAGGGCACGTTGTTTCGTTCGCAATAACATTTACGGTTCGGACAGTTTTGAAAGATAATGTACCATTGATTAGCGGATTGCCTAGACCATATGGTTCTACGCTTCAGTTTACAGGAATGAACATTACAAAGGGAACGCCTATGTCAATGGCAATACACGCTAGCGGTTATGTCACCAGATGGTACGGTGGACCAACGTCAGTTGGTGATGTTATCCGTTGTGCTTTTACATATTTAACCAATATAGATGAATAGGAGTATATTATGACACAATATTACATTACGGAAATTAGACAACTAGCAAATGGAGAGTTTGAACATCAAGTGCATTTTGCATGGGATGAAGACCCTATGAAGGCAAGACTGAAAGCAGATAGCAAATACTATGAACTATTATCAACAGCGGCTGTCAGCGATACGAAAAAGCATTCAGCTATTCTCTTTACGGATGAATCTGTACCGTTGCTATGGCAGTGCTATACGCATGAGCTAGAGGAGGCTAGTGAATAATGAATTATCTTACAAGTAAATTATGGTGGGAGAAAGCAGGAATCCGAGCTTTAAAAACTATGTGCCAAACAGCTGTATCTTTAATCGGAACTAATGCTATTGGAATTACGGATATTGATTGGTTAGCTGTAGGTAGTGCGTGTGCATTGGCTGGTGTATTATCTTTGCTGACTTCATTGGGTGGTATTCCTGAGGTGGAGGAATGACACCCGAGAGCACCGTATCGTTGGCGTTGATATTCGGCATTGTGTCTGCAGTCGGAGTTGTGTTCAACATGGTTAGGTCATATCGAGAATCCCTATCAGGGATTATAAAAGCTAACGTGAAGCTGGATGAACTTTGTGGAAAAGTTGATGAACAACGGCTTGACGTGAGGGCGATAGATCAGAAAATAAACAATATGGGCAAGAAGCAATTGGAGCACGATATTCGCATGGATGGGATAGAAGAACGTTTATCCAGGTTGGAGGAACGCAATGACTAGATTGCATGGTATTGATGTATCTTCACACAACGGCTATATTGATGTGGCTAAGTATGATTTCGTCATCATACGAGCGTGCTGGGGAACGCATACGGACTCAAAATTGGATTATTGGGTAAATGAGTGCGAAAAGAAAAAGACCGCGTACGGGCTTTATATTTACTCATACGGGCTGTCGTATGAAGATGGTAAATCCGAAGCTGAATTTTTATTGGCGACAATTCAAACGAAGAATCTAAAACCTTCAGTCGGAGTTTGGTTTGATATGGAGGATGCAGACCATTACAAATTAAAGCGTGGTGCATTAAATAAAACAGTTATTACAGATGTATGTAAGGGTTTCATTGATGAATTTAAAAAATCAGGATACTACTATGGAATCTATTCTACGCGCATTTGGTTTAGAGATTATATGCCTACTATTAAATGCAATAAATGGATTGCACATTGGGATTCGAACAATGGTCAGGTAGGAAGTGATTTATCAGGCGAATGCGATATTCATCAATACACTTCTGTTCCATTTGATAAAGACATATGCTTTAAAGATTTTGAACATTTCAAGAAAAAAGGATCGGTGAAGGAGGTGGAAAACGTGGGAAAATTAATGACGAGCCAGCGAGAGGGTATTCAGGATTTTCTGTGCCCTTTCAAAAAATTGTACATCACACAGGGTACAGGCGTAGGAACTCACATTGGTACACAGGCAATTGATGTGGTCAATGGAAATGGAGCTAAAGCTCCGTATTATGCACCCGCAGATTTGATGTGCTTTGCAACATATCCAAGCAATGGTCAGGCTATGTGGGTAACGCAGAATAAGGTACGCTGTCCGAATGGCTACATTGGTCATGTGGTGATGTGTACAGCCCACGATGAAACGTTAAACTTTGGAGCTGGATTCAAGATTAAACAAGGTCAGCAAATTGGAAACATGGGTAACGCAGGAAATTCATTAGGAATTCATTGTCATATCCAATGCGCTCAAACTAGCGATAAATCATGGACTAGAAACCGCTACGGAGTGTGGCATTTCAATTGGGAAAAAGACCCTACTGACATTTTCTATATGGACGGAGTCAAGATCCTGAATTATACAAATGCAGGCTGGAAATTTATATCGGATGAAAAAGCTGGAAAGATCAATTACAGGGCACATTGTCAAACATACGGCTGGATGAACTGGACTAAAGACGGTGGAATAGCTGGAACAACAGGTAGAGCTAAACGCATGGAAGCCTTGCAGATTTATACCACAGATGGTACAGTAATTGAGAGAGTAGAAGCTCATATGCAGAAAATCGGATGGAAGACATATGAAGCACCTAGCAAAGATACGGTCATTGGCACGACAGGTCAATCAAGACGATTAGAAGCCTTAAAAATCAAGACTTCAAAGCCTTGTAAAATGAGGGCACATGTCCAGAATAAAGGCTGGACAGACTGGGTTGATTGTGACGGAAAGGATATGATCGGAACGACAGGTAAATCGCTACGTTTGGAAGCGATTGAAATAAAAAGAGTCTAAACTCGCATGATCTTCAACTGTTTCAAAAATGTAAGTTTAGATGTTTTCGCAAGACGGACTATATATGTCCGTCCTTTTTTTATTTTCATAAAACAAAGAATATGACACTAACGATATTTTTATTGCAATAAATAACAAAAAATGACAATAACAGAACATGAGAATCTGCCTTAAATAAAGGGCTTGGGCACAAGATAGGACAAAAAGAATAGCAAAGTATTGCAAAACGTTCGCTTAAATCTCGCTTTAATTCATTTAGAATCATGGAAAAACAATGGCAAAGTATGATATTATTTATACAGATATTTATTTAAGTGTAAATAAAAGGCGGTGATATAAATGTACCAATTCACAACACCTACATTGAAATTAAATATAAGCGGTATAGATTTCAATGATGTAAAAGAGTTTCGTGTTTCTTTTCAAAAAGGAATGAAGAAGCTGACTAAAATCATTGAGATTTCCGACCCAAAAATTGACAAAGAAAACAATTTACTTTACGTAGATTTGACGCAAAGAGAAACTGCATCACTTCCGAATGGTACGGCGATTGTACAGGCTCGGGTGGTCATGAGCAATGGTCGAGTGTTAGCAACAGACGCTGTCGAGATAAATGTCCGTCCAGTCATTGACGAGGTGTATATTAATGAATGATTATTTAACATTGCATGTAATTGATGAATCATTGACGCTTGATGCGGGAGAGTTCATACGGGTCGATTATAGTGCGGAAGTTTACGATGGTGATTATGAAGTCAATTCGTTTGTGGCTGACCCAAGTTTTACGACGAGCCGAGTTTTAGGAACGAAAACGAAATACATGAAAGACAATGTGACCATTTATTCTGTTCCGACTAAAGAACTACAGAATGAAGCTGGTGGAGTCACGTTTGTGATAGGAGATTGATATGGCGGTTAATAAAGTAGTATACAATGGGCAAACATTAATTGACACAACGTCAGTTACGGTTTCCGAGGATACATTACTCAAAGATGTGACGGCAATCGACAAAAGTGGCTCGGTCATTACTGGCACGTATGAGGGCGGTGGCGGTGGCATATCAATCGGAACAGATACAAATCTAAATCTTGATCAAATGTTTTATTGCTTATCAAATGGCACAGCCAAAACGGACGAGTTTAAATTAACCCAAGCGATACCGAACTCGGAGACATTGATATTTAGCACAGGATTGGATTCAATCCGAGGTTTGTATATATATGACGCTGAACAAACATCAGTAGATGCAACCAGCATACAAGTTACTAATCTAGCAATTTGTTTGTTTGATGAAAGTGGTGAGAGCGTTTATTACATCCGAATTAATACTTCGTTTAATATTGCGAAAAGTGGAACAACCAATTATACAGTTGACAATGGATTGCTTGCATGTGCAACATGTAGAGTTGACGGCGGCGACTTTTACGCCACTGGACGATATAACAGGAATGCTAATTACACAGCTTTCAAAGCTAATCATACATACCGCTGGATAGCGTGGTAGAAAAGGAGTTTTTTTAGAAATGGCTTACAATAAAATTGTTTACAATGGCAATATTTTAATCGATTTAACCGAAGATACGATTTCACAAGATAAAGTGTTGGCGGGCACTACTTTTCATGGAATTGATGGAGAGCAGGCAACAGGATCAATGCCTAATCGTGGTGCAGTGAGCGGTACGATTGCTACAAAAGATGGTACATATACAGTACCACAGGGATACCATGATGGGAGAGGTTCGGTCGGAATTTCCGCTACTGAAAAATCTAAGTTGATCGCCGGTAACATCAAGAGCGGTGTTTCATTGCTCGGGGTTGTTGGCTCGTATGCTGGTGAGGGTGTCAATCTTCAGGCAAAGACGGTGACACCGACCGCAAGCACGCAGACGGTGAGTGCTGATGCTGGTTATGACGGGCTGAGCGCAGTAACTGTAAATGCGATCCCATATGCCGAAGTTGAGAACGAATACGGAACTACGGTTACGATCGGTTAATTAAAGAAATCAATGTTTTAATTGAGAAAAAACCTTTGCATTTATTTCATCATGTGTTATAATGTAAATGGTCATCAAGACTGCACTTTCACATAATTGGCAATATTTGTTTCGAGAAAAAGGGATTTCATATTGAATCCTTTTTTCTTTTTTTGTAAAATATAATTACAAACAAGCCCACTTTCTCCTTGAATTTATTATTTGTCATTTTTTTGTCATTTGAATTTACATAAAACCTCACTTTATACATCAACAGCAACAACGATACGACTTTGAGCATACATAAATATAAGGGCTTGTTTTCGATAAGGGCATATAGCCCTTTTCTTTTTAGCCAAAATTAAATATAATTAAATAAATATGGAGGGCTGGAAATGGAAAGAGATAGCGTGCCATTTATTGTTCATGAAGGTATTGTATCAAGGCAGGAGAGGACTATAAAACGTTTAGTAATTGCGTTGATCATAGCAATCTCATTAATGTTTATTTCTAATTGTATATGGATTCATTATATATCAATGTTTGATTTTGAAAGCTATGAATATACACAAGACGGTGAGGGAATTAATGTATTAGGCGACAGAAATGAGGTTATCAAATGAGTCAGAAATTAAGGGTTAGAAGAAGAAGGAGAAAAGACGGAAGGGCTCGTGGCGTTGCTAGAAGAAGGGTGTCAAGGAGAACAAGGAGAAGATGAAACATAACTTTACCTGTTATGATTTATCAAGGAGCGAACTTGAATATTTAATTGACGAATACATATTCAGTGAAAGAGATAGAGCCATATTGAAGCGTAGATTATTGGACGGCATTTGTTTTGAACCGTTGGCAGAAGAATTTGATTTATCAGTAAGGCGAATAAAATCTATTGTATATAAGAATGAGGATAGGCTTTTCAAGGTGATGGAAAAGTTGCACTTATAATGCACATTTGGAACATTTCAAGTGTGCATTTTTTATTTCATAATTTAGCTATGAAATATGAGTACTTCAATCCGAATCCAGCAGGCCGCAGGGTAGGAGATTGTGCTGTTCGTGCAGTCTCTAAGGCTTTGAATATTGATTGGGAAACAGCATATTCATTGATTGCTAAGAATGGGTTTTATATGTGCGATATGCCAAGCTCTGATTCAGTATGGGGAGCTGTATTGCGTCAGCATGGATTCAATAAACATATAGTTCCTAATATGTGCCCTGATTGTTATACGGCTATGGATTTTGTTGATGATCATAACAAAGGAATATATGTAATAGGATTTGGAGGCCATGTGGCAACATCTATAAATGGAGTGCTTTACGATAGTTGGAACAGTTCAAATGAAATACCTATTTATTATTGGACAAAGGAGGAATAGATCGTGGCGTATAATAACATTCCTTATGGACTACCTAATTATTATTATCCTAATTATCAAATGCAACAGAATCAGCCTATGCAAAATAATCAAGGATTGATTTGGGTTTCAGGTGAAGCAGGAGCTAAAGCTTATTTGGTTGCGCCGAATACTACAGTTCAATTATGGGATAGCGAATCGCAAACAATCTTCGTGAAGTCGGCAGACGCTTCGGGAATGCCTTCAATGAAAATATTAGACTATACAATTCGAGGGAACACACCTGAGGCTTCTGTAAACGAACGTAGAGAAGATTTTGCGACAAAAGAGGATATTTATGCCCTGCAAAACAAATACGCTGAAATTGAACGCAAATTAGCTCAGATAGGAGGTACAAATGAATCAGCTGTACAATCAAATAAACAAAACAAACGGAAATGATTTTATTTCAAGATTTAATCAATTCAGACAAACGATAAATGGCGACCCTAGAGCACAGGTTCAGAACCTTTTGAATAGTGGGATGGTGTCGCAGGAACAATATAACATGGCTGTTCAGCAAGCGAATCAGCTTATGAAGTTAATTAAGTAGCTATAAACATATGCGCATTGTTTATATAGATAAGAAGGAGATTAATTTATGGCTTTAACAGATGAAAATATGGTTATGCCTGTATCGCCAATGAATGGTGGATTTGGTAGTGGCTTTGGCAACGATGGTTCATGGTGGATTTTGTTATTATTTATTTTGTTAGGGAACAACGGATTGGGAAACGGCTTTAATGGCTGTGGATCAGATATTTATCCTTGGATGAATCAATCTAACCAAATTAATGGCGGGTTCCGAGATCAGATGATTAACAGCACAATCAATGGTATTCAAAGCTCTGTAACTTCAGGCTTTGGAGATGTACAGACGGCATTATGTAACGGTTTCGCAGGCATTGAGCAGGGAGCAAACGCACGTCAGATGGCTGATATGCAACAGAATTTTGCATCACAGACTGCTATCACTGGCGCAATTGCAGACCTTGCAAGTCAGCAGGCTTCATGCTGCTGCGAAAACAGACTTGCTACTTGTCAAACACAGAACATTATTCAGAATGAGGGCAATCAGACACGTTTTGCTGATGCCAACAACACAAGGGATATTATCCAAAGTCAGACTGCTGGTACACAGGCAATCCTTGATAAGTTGTGCCAGTTAGAACTGGATGGAGTAAAAGCGCAGGTAGAAGCCAAGAACGACCGTATCAACGAATTACAGACCCAGCTTAACATGGCTAACCTTGCCGCTTCTCAGCAGGCGCAGAACGCATTTATTGCAAATGGCTTCGCTAATGAGGTAGATCAGTTGTACAATCGACTTTCGAATTGCCCTGTACCTACTACTCCAGTATATGGACGGACACCAATCTTTACATGCAACAATAACGGTTGTGGATGCGGTTGTGGTGGCAACTTCTAAGGGGGTGTACCATGGCTGAATATCTAACAAGGGACGTGGTTGAAAATGTTCCGCTGAACACTCCTATCACGTTTATTGATTCTATCCCATGCAATAGAGGTAACGTATATCATCAAAATGGTGGGATTTTTATTCTAAATGGTAAGACAAATAACTGCTTTGCTAGATACAACGTGGAATTCACCGGCAACATTGCAATTCCAGAAGGTGGTGCAGTAACACCAATTGCAACAGCTATCGTTGTATCCGGTGGAGCAAGAGCAGGTAGTAGGAGTATCACGACACCGGCCACAGTTGATGAGTATGGCAATGTCACAAGCAGGGCGGTCGTAGACGTGCCTAGAGGATGTTGTTTTACCATTTCCGTAGAATATGTTAGCGGTGTCGTAAATGACCCAATGGCAACCCCAACGCCTATTATAAGCGTTGTTGATGGAAGTTTAAGCATAAACAGAGTTGCATAAATTTCTTTTTATGGTATAATAAGATAAATTGATACATACCATAAAAGGAGAATAAAAATGCGAAATACATCAAAGATTAAGGATATTTCCGGACAAAAATTTAATATGCTTACCGCCATTAGAATTGCTCAAAGAAACCCGTTAAAATGGGAATGTAAATGCGATTGTGGTAACACCGCTTATGTCTTATCGAAAAATCTGATTCATGGAAGGCAAAAGAGTTGCGGTTGCTTATCGCATAAAGGAAATCCAAAGCACAATCAATGCTATACAAGAGTTTATCGCATATATGCAAAGATAAAAAGAAGATGCTTCGTTGCTGATGATGTCGCATATCCGAGATACGGTGGAAGAGGTATAACGATGTGTGATGAATGGAAAGAATCTTTTGAAGCATTTTCTAAATGGGCATATGCAAATGGCTATAAAGACAATTTATCTATTGACAGAATAGATAATGATGGTGATTATTGTCCGGAAAATTGCAGATGGGCAGACAATTTTTGCCAAGCTAACAACAAAAGAAATAACCTTAAATATACTTATGATGGGAAAACGCAAACACTATCGCAATGGTGTAGGGAAAAAAATATGAGCTATAAGGTTGTTTGGTATCGTTTGTCTAAAGGATGGAAATTTGAAGATGCTATAACAAAGCCTGTGGCTCGGAAAGGATAAATATGAACGCACTTTACAGTTTAAAAGATAAATTATGCCAAGAATTGAAAGAGTATGGAGATAAAGAACTTTCAGCTGGTTCATTATCAACGATTGATTCTCTTACACACACAATCAAGAACCTTGAAAAAATTATTGAAAATTATGAACACGAAGAATATAGCGGATATTATGGTGGCAGTATGCGTAGCGATATGGATGGTGCTAGAAACTACGCTTACCGCAGAAATTATGGCCGAGGAAATTCATATGGCAGATATTCAAGAGATGAGCATATGGTATCGGAATTGCGAGATCTCATGAACGAAGCACCTGATGAACGTACTCGGAAAGAGTTTGAAAGATTTATCAGCAAAATAGAATCTATGTAGGAGGTGGAGGCCTTGATCAAGGAAAAAGACCTATTGGAAGCAATAGCGGAATGTCAAGGCGAAAGGAATCCTAATGCCAATACTTGTATTAAGCTATCGGCATATTATACGATTCTAAATCAAATGAGGAAAGAACCTGTTGAACAATACTCATTTGCGTCAGGATCTGAGATGGTTACGCTATCGGGCGATACCGAATTTATGAAAGCAATAGAAGGAATGCCAGCGAATGATGTAATAATGATCATGGACGAATTAATGACAACGTTATCAATTGTCAATCCAAGATTGTATAGAGGAGTGATGAACAAATTATGATAGTTGAAATTGTGAATAAGCCGAATCATTATGAAATATACATCAATGGTAACTTCTATGCGTCATGTGATAATTACAACGAGGTTCAGTATGAATTGAGTAAGCAAACAGGTTCTACTTACATTTATGAAAGATAGCACTTATTATAGTGTTATCTTTTTTTAAAAATAATTATAAATTATGTATTGACTTAAGATATATTTTTGATATAATAAAGATGTAAAAAGAAAAGGGTTATAAAACCTGAGGAGGAAAAAACATGAAAAAGTTACAATACGAAGTTATATTTACAATCAACAAAGGAATTGAAGAATTATTGGACAGCAGAAACATTCACGTAAATTGGAAAGCTGGAGAAGATAGAATGTTTAAGGCTGAAGTTAGCTGGGCAAACGTTGGAAGCGTTGAGCCGTCTGAAGCCGAAATGTTTGGAAAGAAGATAGTATTGGCAAGTGAAGTTGCTAATGAATTAAATAAATATCAGGTAAAGGGAATTTGTTCTGATGAATATGAATTGGATTTAGAAGATAAAAAGAAAATTGTTCACCTGATCAAAAATGGTGGAGATTGTATGAGAGAAGAAGTTTTTGGATTTATAATGAACAAATACGGTCAGGAAGCATAACAGCTTCCTGCACTTGAATGGAAAATATAAAATAAGGAGAATAAATATGAATAAGGTAGAAAAGAGAATGGTGGAAAGGATAAATTTCCATATTGATACGTTCATAAAAAATGCGTTCGAATTAAATGGCAATAAAAAATATTTAGAATCATACGTAGAAGATATATCGTGTGAATGTTATGGCATGATCCAAATGCTGGAAACATTCCTAATGGATAGGTATGGAGGATTTGAAAAATATAAAAATTCTAAAGATTATAAACTGATCATAGAATTAAAGGATCGTGTGAGAGAAGAAACGGTGGAAAGCATTCTAAAAATAAGAGAGGCCTGATGGCCTTTTTTATTTTAAAAAAATCAAAACAGGTATTGACTTTACTAAAATTGTGATATATAATAAAGGTGTAAAAAGATAAAGGGTAGATACCCAAGGAGGAAAAAACATGATTAAATTACATTACGAAGCTATTGAGGCAGTTCAAAGAGGTTTAAACAGAATGTTTAAAGATGTTGCTGTTGATTGGGATGATAGTTACGGTGATACTTATGAGGCATTGGTAAGCTGGTACAGTTTAGGATCGGTTGATTCAAACAAAGCTAAAGAGTTTAAAAAAGAATTAGACTCAGCTATGGAAATAGCAAATATCTTAAATGGTTATGAAATCGAAGCAGATTACGTATTTGAAAGTATTGACGAGAATGAATATAATGGCATTATTAATCGTATCAAAGAATCAGGTGATTATTTCTTTGAAGAAATTATGGAAAGCATAATCGAAAAATACGGAGTGGAAGAATAAAATCTTCCCTCTTATTTTTGATAAAAAAATAAATAATATATTGACATTATTAAAATTATAATATATAATATAATTGTAAATAAGATAAAGGAGATAAAGGAAAATGAAACGATTTGAAAGCACAAAGGAAGTACATATTAAATATTATGAAGGTTGTAAATATGAAGCAACTAGCGAATTGAAAATGATGGAATCATTTAGAATTAAAGGCTTTGGAGTTTATACTTCTGAAGAGTTAGGTGATTTGTATAAGCTGGTTGAAAAGGACGGAGACTTTGACGAATATGATGAATATTTAGTTTTGTTCTTTTCTAACCGTTGTGACCGCGACGTTATTGTATTTAACAATTCCCACGTGGATTTGTTCGTTGGATAAGGGGGGAAACATGATGAAGGAATTTGGAAAAGGCGAAAAGGAAATAGATATGACTTTTGCCATGAAGGTAACAAATAGAGTGCATGAGCTGGAACAACCAGCAAAGCCCGCAAAGGAGGTAAATGAAAAAGAGGAAGAATTGACAGTTGAAAAGCTAGTGTTGATTCTGTCCGTACCAACACTAATATTTCTAGCGGACATTATAGGTGGAATCTTCCATCTATGGAATTGAAAGGAGGTGAATGAATGAGTGATTGGAACGTAGCTGACCGCCGCCATGTTTATTGGGAACGAATCAAAAAAGAGTTTCCAAAATTCAAGATGAAAGCTGTATGCAGATATGCAGGAATTGCGTATGCGACATACAGGGGAGCGTTATGGAAGTCCTATGCTCCTAGAGAGGAAACGGTGGAAGCACTGATGGAAGCAATTGAGCATATCAAACATATGCCGTTGGAGCAGGCCCGAGAATATGTGAATATGAGTAAGGCCTCGAAGGAGGTGCACATTACATATGGCCGTATTGCCAACTGGGCACAGGGCAAAGGGCGATTGTCTGATCGCAACAAACAGCGGATCAGGGATTGGCTCAACTCATAAAAAAACCCACCGAGGTGGTGGGGAAAGGAAAATATGTGCATTATTATGGCACACTAAAATTATAACACAAGGAGGAAAAATGGAAAATAAAAATATCGTAGCGAATGCTTTAGGCAAGCAAGAACAGGTGAAAGAAGTTAAAGAAAAACCTAAAATGAATTTTTGGGAAAAGATTTCAAGATTACAAAACGAACTGAAAGCTCCAAAGAATTTATACAATTCATTCAGCAAATTCTATTACAGAAATGCAGAAACGATTTTGGAAAATGCAAAACCTTTATGCATCAAGTATGGAATGACATTGACTGTATTTGATGAGGTAGTGCAGATCGGCGAACGATATTATATCAAAGCTACTGCACAACTGGTGGACTGGGAAACGCAGGAAGTCCTTACGAACTCAGCATATGCTCGTGAGGATGACAAGTTGAAAGGTCAGACAGGCGGGCAGTTAACTGGAACAACGAGCTCCTATGCCCGTAAATACGCATTGAATGGTCTTTTGTGTATTGATGATACAAAGGATCTTGATACTGATGAGGTGAAAAGACCTCAGGTTCAGGAGGATGCTGACTACACGAATCAGGTAACGCAATATACTTCATTATGTACGCAGGCGACCTCGCTTGGTATTGATTATCGAGATGATCAGAAGATTGTATCATGGTTGAATCGTAACGGATTATATGAAACTGATCCATCCAAAATGAATGGAACTGAATTGAAGCTTGGTAGTGATTTATTGAAGAAATTAATTGAGAGAAAAAGACGCAATGGCTAGACATAATGAAATGTGGGTTCCTATAACAAATTATGAAAATTTATATGAGGTTAGTAATTTCGGGAGAATAAAGAGCCTCAAGAAATGGGATGTTTCAAAAAAAGAGTATGTGGATGAACAAACCATTATTAAACCATTTGATAATGGAAATGGATATTTAGTTGTTGGTTTAAGAAAGAATAAAAGAAGAAAGAATATGTATATTCACAGGCTTGTGGCAGATGCTTTTTTAACCAAAAAAGATGGATGTAACGTTGTGAATCATATCGATCATAATACAAAGAATAACAATGTGAGGAATTTAGAGTGGTGTACTCAAAAACAAAACGTATTATATTCTGCAAACAGAATGAAGGGATATAGATATTCTTTAAAAAACAACACTGGATTACATCATATAACTTATAGAGAATCAACTAATAAATATAGAGTTTGTTACAGGCATGAAGGAAAATATAAAGAAAAAAATTTTAAATTATTGAATGATGCTATAAAATTCAGAAATTCAATATATGGAGGAGGTGATGCAACAAATGTCTAAGTCAATTTTACAGGATGAGAAAAGATGCTTTATAACAGGCGATACTGAGGGTTTACATAGACATCACTGACATATTTACTTTGGTTACAATCGACCAAAGTCAGAGAAATATGGATTTTGGGTTTGGCTGAGGCATGATTGGCACAATACGCGAGAATATGGAGTACATGGCCCGCAAGGGCATGATCTTGATATGTACTTAAAAAAGAAATGCCAGCAAAAATTTGAAGAAACACATTCACGTGAGGAGTTTTTGAAAATAATAGGAAGGAGTTATTTGTGACAGAATACGCAAATATATCAATTGAACGATATACAGATTTGATTGTAGAAAACGAAACGTTAAAGTTTACATTAGAAAAAGAACGAGTTACCAATGAACAAAAGTCGGCACTTTTAAAAAAATATGAAAAAATGTACAAAGATTTAGCGCAGAATATCTTTAATCATTTAATTGGAAATAATGATGCATTGTACAGTTGGGATAAAGAAATGCTATTACGTTCAGGAATAACAAATGATGAAATTAAAAGAATGACGAAGGTGCACAATGAAAACAAAACTAGTAGGGAATCTAACAGCAAAGAAGATGAATGAACAAGGTCACATTGAGCTGACCTTTTCATTCGATAATTACAGGTATGATGCTTACGCTAGAGATCTCGAAAAGAAGGAATATTCAATTGAGCTGTCAGAAAAGAAATCAAAGCGGACGAATCAGCAAAATAAATATCTTTGGGCCTTGATACATGAGATAACTCAGAACGAGAATGCCCCAAGGCATAATGACTGGGAAATGTATCTTTATTTATTAGTGCTGGCAGAAGCCAAGTATTGTATAGTAGAAGTTCAGGAGGATGCAGAAGAATTGTTAATCAGTGCAGTGCGAGCTTGCAGGAAGCTGTACTATACAATCAAACCTGATGGACGCAAAATGAGCGTTATACAGGTATTTGACGGTTCGTCAACAATGGACACAAAACAGATGGCTAAGTTGATTGACGTAACATTAAATATGGCTTCTGAATTAGGCATTGATACTACATATTATATTGATTTCTTAAGGTGAAATTGATATAATAATTATAGGGAAAAAGGGTAAAGCAACAAAAAACAACATTGAATAGTGGGTGTGTCATGACCTATTTATGGCTGGTCTATTTCCCTAATTTGTTTGCGCTTTACCAACACTCCCACTATTGAGTGTTGTTTTTTTATTTATACAGAAGGAGGATAACATGGCAGAGAATTATAGAAACAAATTTAAGAAGCATTATGGGATTGAGTTTGGAAATGAATTTCATTTACATCATATTGATTTAGATCATGAAAACAATGATATAGAAAATCTCGTGATTCTACCCAAGAAATTACATAGCTTGTATCATTTTCTTTTAGGAACAAGGGATGGAGGCAAGTTACAAAGAACGATTAACGCAAAGATTCATAGTAACATAGTTAATGGTGATAGATATGAGTTGGAGAACGAAAAGAAATTGATAGAAGTATTGATGGAATGTAACAAATGGTATGATTATATGCTGTATTTAAATGGAGAAATGCCTAACATACATGGCTTGGAGGTCTATTAATATGGCGATTAAAAGAAGTCGTAATTATACAATCATTGATAACGAAGTTTTTAACGACTCGTCAATATCAATGAAAGCGAAAGGTTTATTATGTCAATTATTATCTTTCCCGGATGGATTAGATTTCCCTATGGAAAAACTTCCGTTATTATTCAATGATACGGAACAAGAAATAAGCAGTGCATTAAAAGAGCTGGAGAGGCATGGATATTTGAAGCTTATATTTGATCATACATATAATGGAGAACTTCAGATTATTTGCGAAGTAAATGAAAACAAAAAAGATTAAGAAACGAGAGGAACTGTAAATGGAGAAACCATCATATTATGCAATATTAACAGCGGATGTTAGATATGACGAAAATCTTAATGCAAACGAAAAATTATTGTTTGCGGAAATTACTGCATTAACTAATGCAACAGGTCAATGCTGGGCGAGCAACAATTACTTTGCAAGATTGTTTAATGTAACTCCACAAGCGGTTAGCAAATGGATCAACAAATTAAAAAAACTCGGATATATAGAAGTAGAAATGAAATATGACGAAAATAATCCGAAAGTTATCAGTAGGAGATATATAAGAATAGTTGGAAACAAAAGCGAAAACATATCAACAGAGGATTTAGGGGTATCAACTGACGTTTCTGACGTATCAACAGAGGATTGTGAGGGTATCAATCAGGATTTAGGAGGGTATCAACGTAGGATTAAAGAGAATAATACAAGTAATAATAATACAAGTAATAATAATATAAGTAATAATATATATATAGGTGAAGTTCCTGAGGAACTGCACAACGTACCTACACAACAAACGGACAATGAGCAAAAATCAAGTGGAATACCATATAATGAAATCATTGATTATTTAAACCAAAAAACAAATAAACATTTTAGACCAAACATTAATAAAACTAGATCTGCCATTAAAAGCAGATGGAAGGAGGGTTTTAGGGAATCGGACTTTAAATACGTGATTGATGTAAAATGTTCGCAATGGTTGAATGATAGTCAAATGTCAAAATATTTAAGGCCTGAAACATTGTTTGGCAATAAATTTGAATCGTACCTTAATGAAGAAATAAATAGTTCAGGTGACATATGGGATCGGATGCTTAGAGGTGAGGTATGACGTTACAAGATATTACAATGATATTGAGCGTGCTGAAGGCAAGTTATCCAAACGCCTTTAAAGGCCAAACTGAGAATGAAGCGATTATCATGAGGAATCTTTGGTTTTCGCAATTTAAGAATGTTTCTGCTGATGCTATGAACAAAGCAATCCAAACGCATATTAATCAATCAAAGTATATGCCGACCATAGCAGATGTCAGGGATTTACTTGGCGAGGGAAAAGCCATTGAAATGAAAACAGATAAAGAGCTAACGGATCGGTACAGGGAAATGCTGGTGGATTATCAACGAGAATGGAGGGAAACAGGAAAGCTCCCAAACATGGAGAATTATGAAAAGTTATATAACATAAAGACAGTTATAAAAGAAGGCGGGAACGTAGAATTGCAATGGATAAATAAAACAAAAAATAATTTACAAAAGTATTGACATACGAAAAAATATGATATAATATAATTGTAAAGAGATAAGGGATAAAAAATCCTGAGGAGGAAAGAAAATGACAAAAGTTAAATTTGAGTTTAAAAAAGTTGCTAACTTGATCATGGTAGTTGACGAGAGTGGTTAAGTATGGAAGGCTTGGGATGAATGTGAATTTACAGTTCGTAAGATGAATAACTACATGAACAGAATTAGAAAAAATTATCAAACAGAAGTTGAATTTATTAAAACGTTCTAAAAAAAACAAGTGAGGCGATAACACTCCAACACCATTTTAAAAGGATATGAGAAAGCTAAGGAGGAGAAAAAAATGAATAGTGTATGTTTAATCGGACGTTTAACAAAAGATCCTGAGCTGAAGACAACAAGCTCAGGAAAGCCTATGAGCGTGTTTACATTGGCGGTGCAAAGATCGTACCTGAAGGACGGTCAACCTGATGCTGATTTCATCAGGTGCGTGGCATGGGGAAACACAGCTGAAAACCTGTGCCAATACATGAAACAGGGATCAATGGTTGCGGTAGTTGGACGTATTCAAACTTCGAACTTTGAGAATCGTGATGGTTCAAGAAGTTATATCGTACAGGTGGTTTGTGATACGGTGCAGTTTTTGGAGAAAAAAGAAAAGAAAGAAGAACAGCAGGAAACAGGCGAACCAGCTAATATTCCTTATACTCCATTTGGAATTGATTCGGACGATCTGCCATTTTAATCACAAGGCGAACAATCGCCTTTTTTTAAGAAAAAAAATTAAAATATATATTGACAATTATTAAATTAATGATATAATATAATTGTAAAAAGGATAAGGAGAAAAGAATATGAAAAAGAATACAATTGAAAAAGTTTATTATCTAGGAACATTGGTTGGATACCATTTGGGAGAATGGTATTTAATGAAGTATGAAGGATATACTGGATGTGTATCTTGGTATTTAACAAAAGATGGAAACTATATGAATTTAGAGCGTAACCTATTTGATCTTGAATGGGTTGAGTCATATAGAATTGGAAGATCTGAACTGAAGAAAAGATATGAGGCATAAAAAACATTAAAATATATATTGACAATTATTAATTTTATGATATAATATAATTGTAAAAGGAAAGGGCAAAGGCCCGAGGAGGAAGAAAGATGAAAACAAAAACAATTGAAAAGATTATTAGGAATTATCGAGAAGGAAAATTTACGAAAATTGGAAATTACAAATATTATTTGAATGTATTTCCAATCAAATGGAATGGCGAAACTGAAAGTTATGCGACATTGATTAGGAAGCATAAAGATGCTGATTCAATGAAACCGTGGGATAACTTAGAACAGGTGAAATTATACAGTGTCCTGTATAGGAAAAGTTATTCTGAATGCTGGCAGTATTCAGAGCTAACATTCATGAGTGAAGAATCAGCTAACGAATATATAGCTAAACGCAAAGCTGATGGAAGTGACAATCTGTATGATGTATTTGAAGAAGACATTGATGATTTAATGTACTTCCTTGAAGAAGGAGGTACATTATCGGAATAGATCAAAAGTCGAGGAAGCGGAAACCTCGGTAAAAACACTTTGGATATGGTTGTGACAGCTGAACCGTATCTGAAGACTACTTGGAAAGACAAGTCGGGCAGGGTATGCAATAGCTCGTTAAAAGGTGCAGAGCATACGAGAGCAGGAAGGGCTGTGAAAGCCTGCTTGGCGGTCAATCGGAGGGAAGTAAGGACATGAGGTACACCGCACCCGTGATAAAGCCGAATCATTCTAGTCACTGATTTGGATACGTCTGCATGAGAGCATTGCTTACTAGGCACGTCAGAAGTCAGGGAACGCAAGTAAAGGCACTTGTGGACTAACACCCGATACGTTGTGAGGATAGCCGTTGAAGCGAGCGAAAAGGGCACTCGTGAAGCCTTTTAATTTTATCAAGGAGGAAGAAGAAAATGAGGTTTCAAGTTGAACTATATACGGAAGTTGAAGCAGAATCTTATTTGGAGGCCTGCAAGATCTTCCGTAAATTTATTGATGATAATTACGGAGATTTATATATGCCTGAGTTTTATGTAACGCTGGATAAAGCTCCAACAAGTGAAACAAAGAATGCGGAGCATATGGAGTCATTGAAAAGACAATGGCATGATGAAGACTTAGGGTTTAATGGTATTACAACTGATGATCAGGATGAAGGAAATGCAGATGATTATTATGACCATCTGTACGAAAAAAGAAAAGAGGAATTAAATGACTGATATCGAAAAAATAAATGAAATGATAGAAATGCAGAAGAAGTTAGACTCTGCAATTGAACAGGACAAAGGAATTAAATATGGTGAATCAAAGTATTGTTATGATGGTTTAAGCTACGCAATACTTGATGAGCTTGGCGAACTAAATCACGAATTGAAGGGCAATTGGTGCTGGTGGAAAAACACTCAGGAGTTGCCTGACCAAAGGAAAGTGCTAGGCGAGCTTGTGGATGTATGGCACTTCGTTATGAGCCTTCACTATCATGAAGTCAGGTCTAAAATTGATATTGGCGTTATTTCCGACTTGATGAATTTTTCGAGCAAGGCAATATTGAGACTCATTTTGGATACGGTCATGATGAATAGACCGTATATTGATTGCCATATTATGGAATTATTGATTGCGTATTCAAAGAAAATAGGCTTCAGTGTATCAGAAATCTATGATGCTTATTTAGAAAAGAATAAAGAAAATTATCATAGGATTGAGGTTGGTTACTAATATGAAGAATAATTATGGAACTAAAATTGAAAAGTATGAGGATGTACAGAAAAAGCAAAATGAATTAGGAATGTTTTGCGTACAGAATCAAATAGAGAAAAAGCATCTTGTACTAATGACCTCGATCATACGATATGGGAAGCTGGATCTCATGGAATACGTGATAGATCATTGTTTGAATATGGAAGCGTTGGAAAAGGCGTATCAGGATAGCCATCCTATTTGGAAGCATTATTAGAAGGATAACGATATGAGCAAATTTGTCAGATTAGGAAATGTAATTATTAATACAGACAATATTATTTACATTAGTGACAATGGCGGAAAAAGAGAAATCATCATGATACATAATTTTAGCTATGAAACAGAAAAAACGTTTGGCGAGTTATTAGAGATGCTGAACGAAAAAGAATCATCTGTTAAATGGATCATGAATGCTGGAAAAGGAGAGCGAAATGAGTGAATTAATCAGCAGACAGGCGGCAATTGATGCAATTGAAATTACACCTTTTGACGATTATGGCGATTATATGAGGGCGAGGGAATTGATTGAAACCTTGCCATCCGCACGGCTAGAACAAGGAGATTATACGGAAATGAAGGGTGAATTCCTTCGGATGGCATCATACATTGATGTGATTCTCGAATGCTCAGATGAGCAGAAAGAAACGCTTATTGGGTTTATATCAAAACTTGCAGACCATATGCCTTGGACTGAGGAAGATTAGAGGTGATAAGCATGAGATTGATTGACGGAGATGCACTTGCTAAATTCATAGACTATGGGCATCTGAATAATCCAAACGAGAAACTTTATTCAGAAAACGATATCCGAGAAATGATAGACATGATGCCGACTGTTGAT